GTGTCTTGTTCTCTTTTATGAAGAAGCGTACCCTGATGAGGCTTGTTTTGATACTGTGTATGTCAGGTTCGGAGCAAGAGAGGGTATGAATACGTATATTACGACAAATAATAAAGAAGAAGTTTTGAGACTTATAAATAAACAATGTGCGGTAAGACTTGACGAGAAAGAGATTAAGCCGTTAAAATATCCTATTATAAGCAGTGATTATGTCTTTACAGAAAAAAGCCAGGTTTCTGTTATAGAGTGTTCGCCTTGTGAATGTGATTATTACAGAAAGTTGTTCACTCATAACTTCGCAGGTTCGTCTTCGTCTGGCGGCTTTGCGGTAATTGTGGATAATATGGTTTTAGGCGTTTTCGGGTATTCAAAAGCTTTTTCGGCTTTTTTCGGGGACGGTTCTAATGAAGACTTGTTTATTCTTTTCGGTATGGCAAAAGCGGTCAACGGTTATAGAACAAACAGATTGCTTACTATGCTTGCAACAACGAAAGACATCGCATATCAAGTGTGTAACGATTTGGATAAGTTTACTTATAAAAACATTAAGACAACAATGATAAGTAAATACCCAGAAAGTAAGCAAATGAGAGGTCTTATGAAGCTTTCGGGTAAAAAGTTTGATAGCAAAATGAATATGTGGAAACTCGAATATTCTACACCGCTTTGCGATAATAACATTGAACAGGAGTATAAATTATGGTTGAAGAAAGAGCAGGATTACAAAAAATTGCAGAAATAAGCGAAAATCTTTGGTTTTGTATGGTGGATATATCTTTGTTGAAAGAACAAGATATAAACGCAAGGCTAATGAAAGATAATATGTTCAAACAGCTGACCGCAAATATCAAAAAAAGAGGTCAGCTTGAAAGCGTGCCGTTCTGTTGTTTACAAGGGAATACGATTGAGATTATTTCGGGACATCACCGTGTAAAAGCATCTAAAATGGCAGGGCTTAAAGAGATACCGATTTTGCTTGATGTCAGCGGTCTTACACGTTCGCAGATTGCAGCAAAACAGCTTGCTCATAACTCTATCGAGGGTTTTGACGATAACGATACCTTGAAAGAGATTACAAAGATTATAAATAACGTTGACGATATGCTCGAAGCGTTTATGCAAAATGAGTTTATCGAGCCGCAAGAAGACCTTTCGCCTTTGGTTCATATCAAAAGCGATTTGGACTTTAAGCAGATTTCCCTTGTGTTTTTGGATAACGAAATTAAAGATTTTAATGAGTTTTTAAGAAATTTAGACCAAAACCCCCAAGAAGTGTGGGCGGCAGACATTAGAAGCTTTGATGATTTTTGTGGAGCGTTAAAGAAAACTCAAAAGGTTCAAGACGTAAAGAACGTGTCGGCAGCAATTTCGTCTATGACCAAAATATGCAATAGATATTTTGACGAGAACGGCTACGAAAAGAACAAGCCTTATGTGTCAGTGAGTAAGATTTTGGGTGGAGCAACTGTGCCGAAAGAAACAGGCAATATTATTAAAGAAGCAGTGACGTCTATGGTCAAAAACGGCGATGCCAAAACAAAATGGGAAGCACTGGAAAATCTTGCAAAGGAGTATTTGAAGAAAAATGAAAAGTAAATTAACAGATGAATTTATCGAAGACTTTTGTGGAGCGTTGGGTTTAGGCTTATCTATAAAGTCTGCTTGCGACTATTGTAATATCAGCGAGGTCTGTTATTATAATTATGTGAAGAAAGCAGAAGAAGATATGGAAAACGGCGTAAAAAACTCAAAATATGTTAAGTTGTTTAAGCGAGTTCAAAAGGCAAAAGCATCGTTTAGAGTTTTTCATATGAAAAAGATTAGAGATGCGGCAGAAAGTGGCAGTTGGCAAGCATCTGCGTGGACTTTGGAAAGATGTTGTCCAGACGAATTTGGTCGTTCTATGAAAAACGATATGAACAACAACGGCGTTATTCCAGAATTGTTATCTGCTTTTTTGGATATGAAGAAAGAGGAGCAAAATGAAGATAGATAAAATGCTATCGAAAAAACAGCAAGAGTTTTTCTTGGCAAAAGATAAACGCTTGAATTTCTTAATAGGTTCTGTCCGTAGCGGCAAAACCTATATTTCGTTGTTAAAGTTTTCTATCGTAGTGGCATCTGCACCGAGAGGCAATGAGTTTATTATGACTGCGAAAACGCTTACAACGTTAAAGAGAAACTGCTTAAATCCGCTTTTAGATTTAGTGGGTTCTAATAATTTTGCTTATAGTATTTCAAAAAAAGAGGCAACTCTTTTTGGAAAAAAAGTATATTTAGAGGGAGCAAATGACGAAACATCGGAGCAAAAAATACGTGGTATGACACTTGCAGGAGCATACTGTGACGAAATAACGCTTTATCCGCAATCTTTTGTGCAAATGTTGTTATCACGTCTTTCAATGCCAAACGCAAAGTTATATGCCACGTGCAACCCCGACAGCCCGAGCCATTATATAAAGACAGAGTACATAGATAACGAAGAGATAAAAGACAAGAGAATTTGGAACTTTTTGCTTACAGATAACACGTTTTTACCGAAAGAATACGTTGATAATATCACACGAGAATATAGTGGCGTGTTTTATAACAGATTTATTCTCGGTCAATGGGTTAGAGCAGAGGGCATAATTTATCAAGATTTTGCAAACAATCCGCAAGAGTACGCTATCGCACCAGATGAGATAAGAGATATTGTTAAGATTAACGTAGGTGTTGACTTTGGTGGTAACGGTTCTGCCACAACTTTTGTAGCGACAGGGTTTACAAAAGGACTAAAATGTGTTATACCATTGATAAGCGAACGACACCCCGAGCAGTTAAACCCCGAGCAGTTAAACGAAAAGTTTGCTAACTTTATTGAGATGTGTTATTCTATGTATGGTATGCCTATGAATATTTACTGTGATAGCGCAGAACAGATACTCATACGAGGATTAAAGAGAATAGCAATACAACGACATCTGCTTATAGATGTGAGAAACGCACGTAAAAATGAAATTTTAGAGCGTATTAAACTCACACAACAACTCATAGCACAAGGTCGTTTTAAGGTATGTACAAACGCTAAAACAGTAACCAGTGCGTTATGTGAAGCTGTATGGGACGAGAAACACGAAGACCAAAGGCTTGATGACGGTTCGACAGATATTGATACTCTCGATGCTTTTGAGTATAGCATAGAGCCAGAAATGATAAATCTTACGAAATTTTATAAAGGAGCATAAATAAAATGAAAGTAGAAGAGGCAATTAAAAAGGTTAGCAACTATGAAAACCTTGAACTCTTTGATAACAAACAGTATATTGACCAGTGGGAACAGTGGTACAAGGGTAACGTTGCAGATTTTCACAATTATCGCATCTACAACGGTCGTTCGCTGATACAGTGCAAAAGATATACGCTTGGTATGGCTAAAAAAGTTTGTGAAGACTGGGCAAATCTTTTGATGAACGAAAAGACCGATGTGACCATAGGCGATAAGCACACGCAAGACGTGATTGAAGATGTTTTCAAGAAAACAAAGTTTTGGAAAAAAGCCAACAAGAATATCGAAAAAACGTTTGCTCTCGGTATGGGTGCTTGGGTAGTAGGTGTTGATAACCTTGAAGTTAATGGCAATGGGGACGTTTCACCTACTGGTGACATTAAAATCTCGTTTTTGCACGGCAAAAAGATTATACCTATTACCATTGAAGACGATGATGTAAAAGAATGTGCTTTTATCAATGTTGCGACAGACAAAGTAACACTTGTTATGCACCTTATAGGAGAAGACGGCTTTTATCATATCTATACAGTAACAGGGCGTGGTTCGACAGATGACAATTATACGTTTGATTTTGAAAATATGATTGATTTCAATACCAAAGGCAAAGTCAAGTGGTTTACGGTTATTACGCCGAATTTGGCGAATAATATCGACATAGATAGTCCGCTTGGTTTGAGCATCTTTGCAAACTCTATCGACACGCTCAAAAAAATAGACCTTATTTTCGACAGTGAAGCAACAGAATTTGCACTTGGTAAAAAAAGAGTGTTTATCAACGCATCTCAATATTATTGTAATACTGAAACAGGTGAAATAGTAAAGACGTTTGATAGTAACGACTTGTTGTTTTACGTATTGCCAGAAAGCGATGACGGCTCAACTCTTCTAAAAGACAGCACGCAAACATTGCGTATAGGAGAGCATCAACTTGGCTTGCAAGAACAGCTCAATATCTTATCTTATCAATGTGGACTTGGTACAGAGCATTATAAGTTTGATAAAGGCGGCATCGCAACAGCCACGCAGGTTATCAGTGAAAACAGCGAGATGTTCCGCAATATCAAGAAACACGAGATAGTCATTGAAGATGCGCTTATCTCTATTGTCGAAGCGATTATTTACGCAGTCAATACTTTTACAGCAGAGAGTTGTAAAGAGGGTGTCAATGTAGAGGTAAAATTTGATGATAGTATCATTGAAGATAAAGAAAGCGAAAAAGCAGACGATAGGCTTGATGTGCAAATGGGTGCAATGTCTCTTGTTGAATATCGTATGAAATGGTATAACGAAGACGAAGCCACAGCAGAGGCGGCAATATCAAACCTTGATAAATATACGATAGAAGAACCGACAGAAGAAGAACTGTTTGCAAACGATACAGAAGACAGCGAAGACCAAAAGAAAAAAGAAGAAGAGGCTGAATAACAATGTACGTTGATAAGGCGCATAGCGAAACCGATAAAATACTTGCTCAACTTGAAAAGCAAATTAAAGCAGAGTACAACAAGGCGTATAAAGAAGTTAAGAGAGAGTTGACAGAGATTATGAACAAGCTCTCTCTAACTCCCGATATGTCGCCACAGCAAAGGCTCGCTTTAATGAACAAAAAAGACAGGCTGGAAAGTATGATAAAGCAATATTCGCAGAGTATTAAAAACGCTAACGCTACTGCTGTGAATTTTATCAACAAAGATATGTCTAACGTATATAAAAAGAACTACAACTTTGAAGCTGACAAGTTGGGTTTTTCGCTTATAGACGATAACGTTGCTAAAAAGCTTATAACAAAAGAAGCAAGCCCGTTTACCAAACTTGCGATTGACGAAGCAAAAGATAAAAACGCCATTATTCGTAAACTCACAAGCGAAATGACAACATCTGTGCTTAAAGGCGAGAGTATTCCACAAATGGCACGCAGAATACGTGGAATTATGGAGAACAACCTTGCGGATAGTGTTCGTATTGCAAGGACTGAAACGACACGAGTAGAAAACTCTGCACGTATGGACGTAGGTAAAGAGGGCGAAAAGCTTGGTTTTAAGATGTATAAAGAATGGGTTGCAACGAGTGACGATAGAACACGTCCAGAACACGCATCTGCTGACGGTCAACGTGTACCTATCAATGAGCCGTTTATAGTAGGCGGAGAAAAGCTTATGTACCCTGGTGATTACAGTCTTGGAGCAAGTCCGTGGAATACAATTAACTGCCGTTGTACAGTAGTCAATATCACAGAGAAGACATACGAACCGCAAGAGAAAGAAGAAAAGGTTGAGTTTTTAGGTGCTTACGACCTTGACAATAGTTATTTGCTGTTTACTCAAAAGGCTTTTGATTATCATTTGGATTTTCAAGCAGAAGAGGGCTCAATGTTTGATAAGTTTTATCTTAACCTTGACGGTAAAGAAAAAGATGCGATATATACTTATACAGGCGGCGGATATGAAAGAATTAACTCATATTTGAGAGGTTTATCGAGCGATGATGCAGAAACCCTTAAAGATATTGCGAATTTAAGCAAAGCTATTGATAAATTCGACTTGACAGAAAACATACAGGTTAAGCGGTATAGTACAAGAGATATGCTCAAAGGTCTTGATTTAAGTGACCCTGCATCATTAAAAGGCAAAATAATAAAAGATAACGCTTTTTTGTCAACATCAACTGCGATGCAAAAAGATAACTCGCATTTTGGTAAAGTACGCTATATTATAGATGTGCCAAAAGGAAAAGGCAGAGGTGCTTATATTGCACCAGCATCACAATTCCCCACGGAAAGCGAGTTTTTGCTAAAAAAAGGTTCGAGCTTTCTTATTAAAAAGGCAGAATATGACGAAGACGGTAATCTCGTAGTTCATATGATTTTGCAAAGTAAATAAAGGAGATATAAGTTATGGCAAGAATGACAAGAGAAGAGTTTGTTAAAAAAGCAAAGGGTTTTGGTTATACAGATGAACAGATAAAAAAGGCAATAGACGGTATGTTGGAATTAAAAAACGATTACCATTTAGATGTTGACTATGATTGCATAAATATACATAAATTGAATAATTATGCAAAAAATGAAGACAAGTTTACGTGGAATGACGGCGATGTTTTTATTTATAGTCCGAGGAATTTATAAGAATTTTCACAACTCAATACTTCCGTTTTAGAGAGAGAAAGTAGCCCGTATTAGGCTATTTTCTCTTTTTTTTGCCATACATAAAAAAACTATGATGTTATAAAAACATTATGTTTTATTAAAAAATACTATGGTAAAATGTAGTATCTATCCTACATTTCTATAAAAGTCCCATATGTCAAAAAATAAATAGAAAAGTTTTGGAAAATGTAGGATTATGCTACATTGAGCAATTTTTGGATTTTTTTTGCAAAATGTCAAAAAAAGTATTGACACAAAGTCTTGACAAGTTTTTGTTTGGAGTGTATAATTCTGTATAGAAAATACATCTTGCAGGCTGATGATAAAATGCACTGCGGCTACGATGTGGGAGTGAACCCACGATTAAAAAAAATGGGTAGTCTTGGAGTAATTTATGGAAGATATGTTCAAAAGTTTTTTCGGTGAAGACGGTAGCGAGAGCATCGACTATGCAAAGTTTACAGATGCACTTACAAAAAGCGGTATGAAGCTTGCTGATATTAACAAAGGCGAGTATGTTTCAAAGGCGAAATATGACAAAACGCTTAACGAATATACAAAATATAAGACCGATAACGATGTGAGCAAATACGCAGATTATGAGACTGTAAAAGCAGAGCTTGAAACACTAAAAGCTGAAAAGGCAGAGAACGAGATGTTGCAAGTAATCGCAAAAAAGAACGTTGACGAAAAGTTTAGACGTTTTGTGGCAAGTGAAACAAAAGGGCTTGTTACAAAAGATAAAAATTTTGATACAGTTCTTGACGAGTATTTGAAACAAAATCCGCAATTCGTTTCCAGTCCGCAAAACGACAAAACAAAAGGAGTTTTCAAAATTGGTTCAAACGGAGAGTTAGAAAAAGGCAAGAGTGGCGGCGAAAAGACCACAAACCAAAAAATGAATAACATTATAAGAGGAGTAGTAAAATAATGGGTACTGAAATTACCAGAACAAACGTAGAAGCATTTTTTGAGCCTGATGTAGTCGAAGAGATTATTCAAGGTACTGTGAAACAATCCGTAGCAATGCAGCTTTTTAGAAAGTTGCCTAATATGTCCAGCGACACAATGAAAATGAGAGTGCTTGATGCACTGCCTCTTGCCTACTGGGTAGATGAGGGTACGAGCAACGGCAGAAAGAAACTCACTAAACTGGCGTGGGATAAAAAGTTTATCGTTGCAGAAGAGCTTGCTGTTATCGTTCCTATCAAAGAAAACGTCCTTAACGATGCAGACATTGATATTTGGGGCGAAGTTAAACCCAGAATTGCGGAAGCTTTTGCAAAGAAATTCGACCAAGCTGTTTTCAATGGTACTGATAAACCGTCTGGTTTCAGGGCTGACTTGCTTACCAGTGTGACTAACGCTGGTGCTGTTATTACGCAAGGTGCGAGCGAAACGCTTTATAGTACGATTGATAAAGCAATGGCAAAGGTAGAAGAGAGTGACTATGAGCCTAACGGTCTTGTCGGCGGTCTCAATCTCAAATCCAAATTCCGTAATATGCTCGATACGACTGGTCAGCCGCTCAATACGACTGAAATCGGTAGCCTTACGAGATACTTTGTCTCTAACGGTGCGTGGGATAAGACCAAAGCTCTTATGATTGTCGGTGATTTCTCGCAGGCAGTTTACGCTATCCGTCAAGACATCTCGTACAAAATTCTTGACCAAGCTATTATCCAAGACCCAGCGACTGGCGAAATTCTGTATAACCTTGCACAAGACGATATGGTAGCACTTCGTTGCGTAATGCGCCTTGGTTGGGAAGTTCCGAACCCGATTAACGCAGAACAGCCTGACGAAAGCGTTCGTTTCCCGTTCTCTGCAATCAAAGGTACTGGCGATGCAGGTATTACGACTTACAAAGCAACGTTTACGGTTACCAACGGCAAAGCTTCAAGCGAACCCGAATATGAAGCTTATGAGGGTGTCGAAGTCAAGACTGCTGGCTTGAAGAAGAAGACCGATGCAACGGGCAAAGCAGTGTTTGATTTGCAAAACGGTGACTACGGCTATGCTGTGTCTGGCGACGGCTTCATTACAGAAAAGGGCAAATATACTGTAAGTGATGCAGCGGCGGCAGTTGCAGTAACGCTTCGTGAAAAATAAGATTTTATAAAAGGTAGGTATATATGGCGTACGCAGATTATGAGTTTTACAAAAACAGTTATCTTGGAATAATTATTGAAAACAAAAACGATTACGCCTATTTTGCAGAAAGGGCAAGTGAAGAGCTTGCCCCTTATGCAAATTGTGTTCCTGTTACACAAGACGGTCAAAATGCGTTAAAGAGATGCACGTGCAGAGTGGCTGATATTTTGTTTGATGACTACAAGTCAAGCAAATATGGTCAAAAAATATCCACTGAAAGTGTGAGTGGATATTATAGTGTTGGTTATGTTATCAACGATATAACCACCGTAAAACGCCTTATAAACAATGCTGTTAAAATTTATCTCGGCAGATACATTATCAAAGCTGTAAAGGATATTATTATCTAATGGCGAAAAATGCAAGCTTTACGGTAACCATAGACACAAAAGGTTACGAAGAAGTTAAGAAAAATTTGCCAGAGGTTGCAGAAAAAGCATTGTATCAAATGGGTGTACTCGGCGTAGAGGGAGCGGTTCGTTCAATAAGCGGTCAATATACTGTTGACAATAAAGCAGTTGATACGGGACGTTTAAGGGCAAGCATCTCGTTTATAACTCAAAATAAAAAAGGAGATAGCGGATTAGGACAGCCACCAAACGCAGAAGCTGGTGACAAGTTGTCTGGTAAAGGAGAACAAGATTTTGTCATAGTGGGAACAAATGTGAATTACGCTCAAATAATTCACAATGGCACAAGTAAAATGCAGGGAAGACCTTTTTTACGTGAGGGCATTGATAAGAAAAAAGAAGAAATAAAAGAAAGTGTCGAAAAGATACTTAAAGGAGAATAGTTATGGCAATGCAAGATTATTTTTATGACTGTCAAAAGTTAGAAACCAAAACTGTTTCTGACGGTTTTGGCGGTTATAAAACTGTTGAGTATTTAGGTGTAACATTCAAAGGTCTTTGCGTAATTAAAGGGAGTAGCGAACAGCTTATTGGCGCATTACGAGGAAACGAGAATACGCAATACACTTTCCATTGTGGCATTAACGTTCCGCTTGACAAAGATAGCAAAGTGACGTATATTGAAAAAGGAAACAGAAAGTATTTGAGATTGACAAGCAGTGCGGTTATTAACACTGATAAAAGTCAACAGACCGATTGGAAATCTTACAATGCGGAAAGCTATACGCCTACCACAATCATTCAAAAAATAAATAGGTAGTTTATGATTGAAGATAGAACATTGGCATTTGGTAAAAGATTTTACGAGTGGTTGTCAACATTTGCGACAACGTATCGTGGAATATTGCCAGCAGGTCAAAAGCCAGATGATTTGTACTTGCGTTTTAGCGGTTATGCCGATAGATTTGGTACACCGTTTATAATGCCAGTAGAAATATATAAAACCAACACATCGTCATATGCAAGCGTAGTACAGGTTGCGAAGAATATAGGAAGCGCAATAGGAGACGGAGGTCTGTTAGTTGTGTATGACGATGTTAGGTTTAAGATAGATAAAGGTTCGCCGTTCTATCAAGATAAACAAGAAGAAGATGCAACTGTGAGAGCAGGGTATATAAATCTTGAAATTACGATTTATTAAGGAGTACAAAATGAGCTTAAAAACTGGTTTAACAGAAAGAACTGTACAAAACTTGCAACTTAACGCAGGTGTTTTTTTGAAGAATTATAGCAAAGGTGTTGCTATTAACGAAACTGATATTATCGGGGCAACTCGTGGAGGCGGTAGTTTCTCTGCTGTGCCTACCATTCACCAAGTAGCAGTTGACGGCGCACCGACTTATGTCAAAGGACTTGAAAGGGTTGACGATTGGGTAGTCACAATGAGCGTGTCTTCGTTCCTCGAATTTACGGCAGATGCGTTAGCAGTGGCTCTTGGTGTTGGTGTAACCACGGGTACAAACGATGCAAGTGATACGCAGTTGACTGTGAAAAACGTAGTAAATGCTGGCGATTACCAAGACATTTACTGGGTAGGCGATTTGAGTAACGGCAAGAATGTTGTTATCCATTTGAAGAACTGCCTTAATCTCACGGGTCTTGTTATCACCGCAAACGACAGAGGCGAGGGTACTTATCCTATCACTCTTACAGCGCACTACGCAACAACCGACCTTGAAACAGCACCGTTTGAAATCATTATCGAAAAGTAAAAAGGTAAGTTATGAAAACAAGTATAGCCATTGATAAACTGATAAATATAGCACCTATAATTGCAGATATTCGCCCGAAGCTCCAAAAAGACAAAAAGTTTAAGGAGTTTATAGAAAATTACAAAAACGGAGAAGATAAAACAGACAACGTAGATTTTGTCTTAAAACTGTTGCCCGTTTTTTTGAAAGACTATAAAAAAGAGGTCTATGAGTTGCTCGCAATTATATGCGATAAAAGCGTAGAAGAAGTAGAAGAGCAGTCTTTTGGTCAAACGGTAAAGACCATAAAAGAATTGCTTGCAGATGACGACTTTAAGAGTTTTTTTATCGATGCCTAAACAATGGTGAGCTTGTCATAACCGTGTTGAACGACATAAAATACGATATGAGTTTGAAAGCGGTGGTTAAGTTTCTTGACTACCGCTTTAAGCAAACGGAAGAAGAAGTGTTGTTCAAGACCATTGTAGCAGAATATTTAGCAACCATTGGAACAGGCAAACAAACAGCAGAAAGAATATCGTTTATTGAAAAACGAAATCAAATATATGGAATAACAGTGCAAAAAGACGAAAGAAGTGCAAAAGAAATCATAAGAGATACGTTCAAAAAGCACGGTATTAAAATAAAAGGTAAAGAAGAGGCGATTGTATGAATTTATTTAATCTTGTAGCGAAGTTAGGTCTTGATAAAAAAGATTATGAAAAAGGGTTAAATGATGCAGGTAAAGAAGCCTCTTCTTTTGCATCAAAAGCAGGAACAGTAATGAAAGGTGCTGCAAAGGCATTTGCGGCAGTTTCAGGTGCGGTTATAGCTGCAAGTGCAGCGGTTCTTGCTTTTGGTAAGAAAATGGTTGACCTTGGTGGCGATATAGACGATAACGCTCAACGTCTCGGTATGTCCACAGACCAGTATCAGTTATGGTCTTTTGCTATGACAAAAGCAGGTACTGACGTAAGCACGTTACAACGCGGTATGATACAGTTGAGCGCGTGGACAGAAAACTTGTCTAATGGTCAAGCAGATGCGCTTAAAACTCTTGACGATTTAGGCATAGGCTATGAAGAGTTTATGTCGTTAGATACGGCTGGACAGCTTCAAACAATCGTAACAGCGTTGCAGGGTATGGAAAGCCAAACCGAAAAAGCAAACCTTGCACAACAGCTTTTCGGAGATAGAGTTGCTCAACAGATGATGCCGCTTTTCAATGAAGAGCAGGGTAGCATAGACAAACTCAACGAAACTTTGAAAGAGCAAGGTGTTATTATCGGTGAGGAGAATATACAGGCGGCGGCGAAACTTGGCGATAGTATAGATTTACTTAAAGCAACGTTTACAAGCTTTGGGTTAAAACTCGCAACAGACATTTTCCCCGAGGTCAATCAGCTTATAAGTGGCTTACAAGGGCTTGCAACAGGCAGTGAAGATGCGGCAGATACAATCTCAAACGCTCTTATTGGTCTTGTTGATAAAGTTGTAGAAATGTTGCCTACGCTTATTGACAAAGTGGTAAACCTTGCGCTTGATTTAATCAAGGGCATCGTCCCGATGTTGCCAAAACTCGTTACGGAACTCATAGGAATTGTTTTGAATTTAGTTGAGGCAATCGTTGATTATTTGCCAGAGCTTATAAGTGCAGTTTTTGATATTGTGGAAGCAATATTAAACGGTTTGCTCAATGCGGATAACCTTGTAAAGCTTATTGAGTGTGTATTTAACATATTAACGGTTATTCAAAAAGTTATTTTTGAAATGTTGCCGAACTTGATTTTGGCACTCGTTGATAAACTTGTTAGCTTATTCACAACGAGAGAGGGACTTGAAAAGTTAAAGAAAATAGGCTTGGCAATAGCACAAGCGTGCATAAACGGTCTTATAGCAGGCGTAGAGGGAGGCTTAAACCTTGTAATTAAAGCGGTAAACAAAGCACTTGACGGACTGTCAAAAGCTTGGACTTGGCTGGGTATTCCGTCAATTCCGCATATTAACAACGTAAGTATCCCGAGAGTAAAGTTCTATAAAGACGGCGGTATGTTTGACGAATTGTCTAAAATTGTAAAAGGTACAGCCTTTGCAGTTGCAGGAGAAGACGGAGCAGAAATCGTTGCACAAGGAAGAAACGGAACTGGTGTAGCAAACGTTGAGCAAATTGCAGATGCCCAGTATATGGCTCTAAAAGATTATAGGCTCAACGAGACAATTACGGCAAGCGCAAGTGCTATTGTGAACGGCATCGTAAGCGGTATAAATATGAACAGAAGCTCCGACAAAATGAACATAGTGGTACAGATTGGCGAAAAAGATTTCAAGTCTTATATTATCAAAACTGTCAACGAAACGCTAAACGCAAAAGGCAGAAAAAATCTTAACGCTATAACGTCATATTAAGGTGAAAATATGCTTAAAGTAGAAAATATCAACATAGAATATCCACAAATAGGCAAAGAGCCTACAATGGGTTATAGTGACGAATATATCGAAAAAACGATGATGAGCGGTCTTATAAAACGCATCTATAAAGGCAAGCGTTTTTATGCGACATTCTCATATCCGTATTTGCTTGAAAACGAGAGAGCAACTATTAACTCATTGCTTGCAACGCAAAGAACACAAGGCTATCTCAACGTTGTTATAGATACGCCATTCGGTCAGTATTCGGGGCAGGCAATCTTGGAACTCGGGAACGACCAAACGAGATTTATGTATAGCAATGTTCTGCAAGACTATGTGTGGACAAACTGGTCTATAACTGTAAAGGGTGCAAGATATGATAGTTAGAGATGTAAAGATACACTACGGTGTTTTTGATGAAAGCATTATAGAAGACGAGCGCACAGAAGATGCCTCGTCTTCGAGTGCTTTTGTTCAAAGTATAGATAGCCTTTTGACAGTTGCCAACAGAGATAAACTTGCTTGGTTAGAAAAAGATTATTTTTTGCTTGACGGAAAACACTTGTTCCCAGAAGACGGAAAGACATATAACATAGGCTGGGAAAGTAACAATTTAAGCAATGCAAGTGGAATAATTGACGAGTATATCCAGTTTAACTTTGAGCAGGTTCATTCTTCATTTGGTATTCTTATTTACTTTGCAGAAAACAGCGAAGCAAAAGATTTTACGATTGATTATTATAAAGATGCAACACTTGTAAAAAGTCATAGCGTAACGAATAACACAGCAAGCAAGGTTACGGTGCTTGATATTATAGAAGAGTGGAATAAAGTCAAAATTACCGTTACGAAAACAGTTACACAACAACGAGCAAGAATAATGAGTATATCTTTCGGTATCGGTAGCGACCTTGATAAGAACTCTATTATAAACGCAAGTGCTGGCTCTGTTACAGACATATCCACAGATACGTTTGAGTGTGGTAGTTTCTCGTTTCAGTTTTTTAATGACGGTGGAGTTTTTGCAATTCAAGATATACGAGATATGCCCCTTGCGCTACAAGAGAGTATTATGGCTACAATCTTTGTGAAGTTTAACAACTCCGCATCTTTTGTGACTTTTGGCAAGTATAACTCAACAGAGATTAAGATTGAAGAAAAAGGCACAATAGTAACGATAGCAGGATATGACGAATTGTATAACCTTAACAATACGATTTATAAAAAAGGCATCGTGTATCCGCAAGGAAGAAGCCTCAAAGCGTGGGCAGAAGAAGTAGCAGCAGATGCAGACGTTGATATAGTAGTAGATGATAGCTTTGCAAACGTTATGTCAACTGGTTATATCACAGAAGTGCCGCATCGTGAAGCTTTTAGACTTATAGCAGAGGCTGGTAACGGTTATCTTTGGATAGATAGCGATAGCGTTATTCACATAAGCAAATACACGGAGAAGAACGTTCCTGACCTTACAGAAGACGAGATTGTACAAGATACGCTTAACATAGACAGCGCAGATAGGTATTTCGGTGTACAAGTATCAAGATATGCGTTTTCACCTACAAAAGACCTTGTTTCGGGTGGTCTTGGCTATCTTGAAGAAGTATCACTCACGCCAGATACACAGGAACTCGAAATTGTTTACAGTCAATATCCAGCGGTTGTAAGCACCGTTGAAGTGAGAATAAACCCTACAAGTAGTGCGGTTTTGAGCAATGTTAGAATATATAGCGACAGATGCGTATTTGATTTAAGCGGTACGGCTGGCGATACAACGTGGGTTACTGTAACAGGAAAAGCGTACAATCAAGCTATAATTACGGATAGTGCTGGTAGTTTGCTCAAAAGTTATAAGAAGATTGAGAATAACTTTCTCATTACTGGCTCACTTGGGCAAGCAGTGGCAACATATCAAAACAATATTGTTTCTAACAGATATGCGTACTCTGCGGAAGTAGTGTCGGATAGCGTTATCAACCTTGCCGATAGAGTAAAAGTTGATAACAACCCTGTTATTATCGAGAATATCAACTTAAATGTAGAATACGGAGACCAAACCGTGTCAATAGAGGGAACAAGCGATGATAAGTGAGAAGCTTATTTTTGACAGAACAAAACAAGATGTTGCGAACAGAACCGCAAAAGGATTGTATAACGTTAATGATATAGCGAGAATTAACTCATATATAGAGTATCTTGCGGATAATTTGGGCTTAACGTTACAAATTATTACGCCGAATTTAGGCGAAGCGTTGACATTAGCAAAAATTCAAACTATAATAAATAACGTAAACAATATAAGAAGCAAGTGGTATGTTGCAAATGATACGCCGCCTACGCCAGTTGCTACAAACTGGGACTATGTGAAAGCAAATAATATAGAGAAAATCTTACAGGCATTATATGATTTTATGGTGTCGATTAAGAGAGATAAGCTATATAGCGGTACATTTAGGGCTGGCTCACAAATAAAGTTTAGAGGTTAAAGATGAACGCAGTTGTAGATAGAATAGTTCAATATGCAAATCGTTATAAGTTGACCGATGTGTCAACTGGTAAAGTTTTGGGAACTTTTGACTTTGACGAAGTTACGGGTACGGTTCAACAAGTCGGTACTGAAATCAACAAAGAATTGTTCGACAGTATTGCAGCTGACCTTGCCACGAGACTTGTTGCAAATGGCGGAGATAGTAAAGACCTTATAGTTACGTTTACAGCAGCTACAAGCGTTGAAAACATTGCATCAAAGGAAAAGCACTCAATCATATTTGGGAAGATTGCAAAATGGTTTACAGACAGAATTAGCAAGCTTAAAAAGTTTACGTATGATAGCGCAACTAAAATTACGTCAACCGATATTGACGGAACGATAGCCACAAAAGCCGCGCTTGAAAACGGCGATATAACGGTTATGAACGCAGAGAACGCAAACTCTGCATCTCGTGCTACCGCAGATAAGAACGGAAAAGATATAACTACTTATGTGGCAAAAGAGACAGACCCGACAGTACCAACGTGGGCAAAGAACGCAACCAAACCTACTTACACGAAAGCAGAGGTAGGATTAGGCAATGTGGATAACACGGCTGACCTTGAAAAGCCTATATCAACTGCAACTCAAAACGCTTTGAGTGGAAAAGTTGATAAAGTTAGCGGAAAGGGCTTGTCCACAAATGATTATACGACAGCAGAGAAAAATAAACTTGCAGGTCTCGCAACTGATACAGTAAGATACGGAGAGCAAACGCTTACGCAAGCACAAAAGTCGCAAGCACGCTCAAATATCGGAGCAGGTACAAGCAGCTTTGACGGAACTTGGAACAGTTTGTCGGGAAAGCCTAATATAGTTCAGTCAACTGGTCAAAGTACAAAAGACATAATGTCGCAAAAAGCAGTTAGCGATGCACTTGGTGCGATTAAAGCAGACAAGCATAGTCAAACTGGGTTGTCAAATGAAGACCTCGATACTTTACAAGGCGAAGATTATGTTGGCTGGTATTATGCTGGCGGTAGCAATACTTGTGCAAATAAGCCTGCTGGCGTTGATGCGTTTGGGTTGGAAGTTGGAAGAAGTGCTGGTGGATACTATTTTCAAGTGTTGACAAGCGCAAACTCAACGAGCAATAGACGTTTTGTGCGTACTTATAGTTCTTCGTGGAGCGAATGGGAAAAACTTGCAATCACTGACGATATACCCACAAAGTTGTCACAACTTGCCAACGACAGTAATTTTGCGACAACTTCGCAGGTCAATGCAAAATACACCAAACCGTCTGGCGGTATTCCTAAAAGCGATTTGGCAAGTTCAGTGCAGACATCTCTTGGCAAAGCAGATACAGCATTACAGAGCGCACCCGTAACGTCTGTAAACGGAAAGACTGGTGCTGTAAATCTTGGAGCAGGTGACGTTGGAGCATTGCCGTCAAGTACAAAATTTGTTTCAAGTGTGAATGGTAAGACTGGTGCGGTAATTGGTCTTGCAACCACTGACGAAGTGAACAAAAAGCAAAATACGCTTACAGAAGCACAGCTTGCAGCAGCAAACTCTGGTATAACGGAAGCAAAACGTACGAAATATGACGGTTATGAGGCTACGATAAACAAAAAAGCAAATAGTGCAGATTTGGCGCAAGTTGCAACGAGTGGTAGTTATAATGACTTATCCGACAAGCCGAAAATTCCTGCGGCGATAACTTCAATCAATGGGTTAAGTGGCGGCACGCTTACAAGTCCCCTAACGCTTACAGGTGGAGACGGTGCAACCGCTTCAAAGATAATTTTATCGACAAATGGGCAAATAACCGATAGCAGCACTTCGACAATGTTAGGTTTTAGTGGTGGCAACTATATTGTTGGTAGTGCGGCTTACCCGACAACTTTTAGAGGAAAGCAAACAAGACCGACTTGGAACGGAAAAGATTTAGCATTGCATAGCGATATTCCTGCTCCTGTAACCGAAAGTACTGTTTCGGGCTGGGGTTTCACCAAAAACAAAGGCACGGTTACGCAAGTAAAAATAAACGGCGTTACCAAAAACCCTAACACCAACGGGCTTGTTGATTTAGGCACAGTTTCAGCAAGAATTAAAACACTTACGATAACACAAAACGGGAGTGTTTTGGGAACATTTGACGGAACGAGTGACGTTACGATAAATATTCCAGCGGCACAAGTAAGAAGCACGATAGCTGGAAACGATTATTATTAAGAGGTGGTATAAATGTCAAAAAAAGTTATTATAAATGGAATGGGTTATATGGGAAGAGTTATTGCCCGTGAGATAATTGACAACCCCGACAAATATAATATGGATATAGTTGGAATTAACGATGCACACGTTGTTGATGCTATTGCTTATCTATTGAAGTATGATACCGCATACGGAACGTGGAAAGCAGATATACTGCCAGGAACGGATAATGATATATTGGAGATTAACGGCGTAAGAATTCCCGTTGGGCATTATCCAACGATTGACGGGTTGATAGATTTTATTGACAAAGAAGCTTACGGTGACGTACTTATCGAATGTTCTGGGACTATGACCGCCACCGAGTTGCTTTCGTTGCAAAATTCGGGGTTAAAGTATATAGTCGCCTGTTATCCCGTTTTGGGCAATTCAATCGGGGGTGATTTTGTGCCTATTATTTCGTTCGGGGTAAATCATACTAATTATGCAAACGAAAAAATTGTATGTATGGCTTCGCCAGATGTACAGATTTTAACTAATATATTAAAACCGTTGCCAGTAGATTATTATATGGCGTATTCAAGTAGAAGTAATAGCAATAGTCAGTCGGTCAATGACAATTATGCTACACCTGCTCAATTTGGGAGAGCGGCAAATTATAACATCTCTCCAACAAAATCAGTAAACGCCAAGTCTGTGGATTATATATTGCCAGGACTTGACGCGAAAGGAATACTTGTAGAAAATAGAGCATTGACCATTGTAGGCGGAGTTGTAAATATTGCGGCTGTTCTAAATGGAGTTATTACCCAAGATAGTATAATCGACACACTTCGCGCAGAAAATCCCCTGGATATACACAACGAGAATGTATATTACATCTCGCCGCACCCCCTTGTGTCATCAGATGCTATAAATCAATCTTATGCTGGAATAATATTGCAAAGACTTGTTTATGCGAAGGATTTGGGCGGGGAAACATATATTAGTATATCCGCGATTTATGATAACTACTACGGGCAAGCGGTGCAAACGCTTCGAGAACTTGATTATCTTACACAGAACTATTAACTAAAAATCGTTACTTTTTGGTCAAAGTAAGAAATAAAGGAGATGTTGAAAAATGGACAATATAGAAGATATTGAGAAAAAAGTAGAAGATACTCAAAATACGAGCATCGTAAACGCAGAACAGAACAACAAAATTGCGCCAACAGAGCCTAACCGTTCATATTCGTCAATGAGTATGCCGATGACCAAGTTTATGACAAATGCTCAAATCGAAGATAACACGGTGAGCGATGAAGTTACGGACAAGATACAGGGAGAAGTCAACACTGCCCTTAAAGACGAAAAGTTCGTAAAGAAAAAGTCAAGAAAACTTGCAAAAGTCGGTAATAAACTTGTTGAAGAAGAGATTAAGTATAGAGACAACAAGGCAAGTGCAAGACGAGCGCAAAACAAGGTAGATAAGCAAATCATTCGCAATAACTTTTATATTGCGAAACAAGAAAAGAAAAGAGCTACCAAAGAACAAAGACATCTCAACAAATGCCAAAAAGAAACGCACAAGCAGGAAATAGCAGATTATCGTTGGAAAGAATATGGCGATATGTTGCAAGGGTACGGTTACAAAAAAACGCCGTCAAGTTTCTTCTTTAAGTGCATAGTTGTTATTGACGGCATCGCTCGTTTTCTTGACGGCTTGAATAAAGTGAATAACAAGCTCGTTAAAGCAATGAAGTGGATTATCGGAATGGGCGTTATAGTTGGCGCGTATTTTTTGATAAAATTATATTTATAAAAGGAGAGCAAAAAAATGGACAAACAAGATTTGATTACTTATCTTGAAGAAGAAAAAGCAGAAAGACAAGCAAAGACAAACGACTATGTTGTTGCTTGTGAACAACTTGAAGCGGCAAGATGTGCATATGAAGATGCACAAAAGATTGTTGATAGTTTCGGCAGTATTGATAGCATCAATGCTGAAATCGAAAAGATTAACGGCTTTATCACTCTTTTGACAACGGAAGAGAAAACGGAAGACACAAACGTTGACACAGAGGGCAATGCGCTTGCATCTACACTTTGCACAACGATTGAATAAATATAGGAGGATATAAAAATGTCGGTAAAAGTTGTTTTGGAAAACGCATTGGCGCAACTTGAAACTCAAAAGGCTGCTGTGTACAAACAGGCTTATGACGTTAAGACAACCGAGCTTAACAATGAGTTTGAAGCGTACAGGGTTGAAAAGAAGCAAGAATATGACGATGCAATCGTTGCTTTGAGAACTCGTTATGAAGCGGCGATTGATGCAAAGAAAGCCGAAATTGACAGCAAAGCAAAAGCGTATGCAGATGTTGCAAGCGCAAGTGTCGATAAGAACATTGCTGATATTAAAGCAATGATTGAAAGAACGGAGGGCTAATAGCTTATGGACGAGATTATAGCATATTTTAGTGCGGTATCCACAAAATTACCTTGCTATGCTCGTTATATCCATATTGTTGTTATTGTACTTATTATCTTATTGACGGAAGCAGTAAAAGTTCCTTTGCGTAAGTACGTATTAGATGTTAAAATCACAGATGTAAATGTTCGTAAAAAAGTAAATCTCGTGTTTATGGTTTTGCCTTTTGGTCTGGGGTTGACAGCAAGTGCAATTCTTACGTGTTTCGGTTATAATTTTTCGTGGGAAGCTGGTATCTCTTGGGGTATGTATTCACAGGTTGCATATGAGCTTATAGCACGTATCTTGTTAAAGATTAAAAATAACGAGACTATAACAGATGAAACACTTGAAGAAGACCTTGAAGCCGCAAAAACAAAAGTAGAGAAAACGACAAAGAAACTCAACAAAAAACTAAACGCCGAAGCGGAAAAGAAAGTAAAAGAAACAGCAAAAGAATTTGATGAGTTTATCAAGAAAATAAAGGGCGAGTAAAATCGCCCTTTACTTTATTAGATTAAAGAAAAGGAGTATATTTTAATGGCTACGCAATATAGAATTGAGAAAAAAGAAAACGAAAACGATAAAGTCAATCAAGATTTTAGCAGAAGAAATATAGACAAAATCTTCAAAAAGATTAAAATTAAGAACAAACTTGCAAAATAAAGTTTGACTTTTTGACAAACGGGTGATACTATACAGTTATGACAAAAGAGATGTACGATGACCTTGTAAAAATATTAAAAAGGCGAAACAGGGTATTTATTTTCTTTATAGTTCTTTTATCGGTTGTACTTATTGCGACAACTGTGATTGCCGTTTTACAATTAAAAGCGACAATTAAAGAAGAAGATAAAGATACAAATGTTGAAATAATTCAATCGGCTGAATTACTAAATTCGCCAAATAATATATTTTCCACGGAAAAAGATATAATAGAAAAAGAGAAAAAACACTTAAAAGACCTGGGGGAAGATGCAAAAAAGTATATCATTTTTTACGTATCAGCAGCATTATGTGGGCTTTTTGTTATCATTGTTTTTATTTGCATTTTTGTTCTTGTAAAAGAAAGAATAAAGTTGCATAAATATATAAAAAAAAGGAAGAATGAAAAAGGGTGGAGCGATTAAGTAGTATAGAATTAAACGACTACTGTGAAAATACAGGACTGACAAATTTACAGAAAGATATTTTAACTTTGAAATATTTTGATGCACACAATTATTCTGTCGTGGAAATTTGCTTAAAGTTGCATATAAGCGAAAGCAAGTTCTATCGAAATCAAAGACAACTGTTGTCGTTGATTTATAAATACGAAAGCAAAAAGTGACAGTTTTGTGACAGTAAAATATACAAAAGAAGAGAGAAACACGGCATATTATGTCGTGTTTCTTTTGTTATACTGAAAGTATGAAAAGATTATACGAAGTAGCAAATGAAGAATTGAAAAATCTGCAACAGGAAAATAGCCCTACGTGGAACACGTATGCTAAAATGTCGGATTTGATAACTTGCATAAAGTATATGCAAGAAGAATTTGTTACGGAAAAATGTACGGTTATAGAAATCATAGAAGATATGAAAAATGCTCTCGGTGCGGACAAAACAGTGGAGATTATAGAGAAAGTCCTAAAAGATTTTTGCGAAGATATAAACTGTATCAGTCCGCATCTTGTAGAGTGTTTGAAAAATAAATTAAAGGAGAAAGTAACAATATGAATTATTACGGTAACCCTTATAACCCTTATAGCAGTGCGCCAAATCAATTCTACGGCGCACAACAGCAGTTTCAACCCACAAACACAAACAAGATGTTTGTAGGCGGCATAGCGGAAATAAAAGCCAAAATCTTACCGCCTAATAGCGACTGGGTGTTTCTTGATAGAGACAAGTCAGTTATTTACAATACAACGGTAAATGCCAACGGTCAAATAAGCATCAAGGCATACGATATAACCGAGAAAAGAGACCAGGAACAAGAAAAAGTGCAACAATCAATAGATTTATCGGCTTATGTAAAGAAAGGCGAAATAGAGGCACTACAAGGCGAAATTCAAGCATTAAAAGATGCAGTTGCGAAAATATCAAAGGAGACTGTAATTACAAATGGAAACGCAAGATGATAATGAATTGATGAAGAAATTAAGCAAAGTTTTAGAAGAGAACAAAATCTTAAAAAAGAAACTAAAAGAAAGCGAAAGAAAGCTTGAAGTTCTAAAAGAATTTATAGGAGTAAAGTAATGAATGTGTTGTCAAATAATGCAGGATTGTCTCAACAAATGCTTGGCGGTATTCAAAAGGCAAAAAGCCTTATGCTTATGGCGCAAGGTAACCCTATGACGGTATTGCAACAAAACCCACAGATGCAACAGATTATGCAAATGTGTCAAGGGCAAAATCCGCAAGTTATCTTTGAGAGTATGTGCAAACAAATGGGCGTAAACCCAAATGACGTTTTGAACGCATTAAGAAATTGATACAATGGCAAATGACGTCTATGCCCGTGTATAAATAAAAAAAAATAAAAGGAGAAATTTTATGGAAAATGGTATTCAACCCGTAATGGACATCAACAGAGGTTATGGCTACGGTGGTGACGGATTGTTTGGTGGTCAAGGATTGTGGCTCTTTGCTATTCTTGCCCTTATGTGGGGCGGAAACGGTTTCTTTGGGGGAAGAAACAACGGTTATTATGACGGAAGAGCGGCAACGGTCGAAGATTTGAACAATTCGGCAAACTTCACTCGCCTTGAAAGTCAAGTTATGAATAACGGCAACCGCATCGAAAGCAAAACAGATGCTATTGAAAACGGTATTTGTAATCTCGGCTATGAAATTGCACAACAGTTTGGTAGCACGAGCAAACAACTTGCAGAATGTTGCTGTGCAACACAGCGTGCGATTGATAGCGTAAATTACAATGGTGCGATTAACACGGCGAGCATCAATGCAAACACGACCGCACAAGTGCAGAAAGTTCTTGATATGCTTTGTGCAGATAAAGTGTCCGCTTTGCAGGGGCGTGTCAACCAACTCGAATTACAGCAAGCTGTTGCAGGTGTCGTAAGATACCCGACTACTTTTACGTATTCGGCAGGTCAATCGCCGTTTTGCGGAAATGGCTATTCGTACGGCTGCGGTTGTGGTTCTATCTAATTATAATTAGAAAACAATTAGGCTCTGTTTAGCCGACTTAAAGGGAGACGGGGCAACTCGTCTCTCTTATCTTAAAAAAAGAAAAGAAAAGAAAAAAAAAGGAGAAAAGAAAATGTCTTGTAAATCACTCATTGATGTAGCATTAACAACTTCGAGTGCGGTTTTGGCAAACGGTGTTATTCCGCTTGGAAACATCACAAGAAAACGTGGTTGCAATCTGGGACTTTCGGGCAATTCTATTGCTATTGTTGACGATTATTGCAACTATTATCTTGTGACCGTCACGGCTACGTTTACTGCGCCTGTTGCTGGCACGATAACAATAAATTTACAGCAAAACGGTAGTAATGTTACTGGCGCAACGGCAAGCACAGATATTACGACCGCAGGTACAGAAGTTAGAAGTTTGTCGTTCTCAAAGTATATCAAAACTTTGAACGGCAGGGGAATAGATACGTTGACACTTGTAAACAGTGGTCTTGCGGCTACGTTCACTAATGTTGACGTGACTGTTTCAAAAGTATAGTATTATAAGGAGTTGACAGTATGGATAACTATGGAAATCTTACGTTTCTTGATATTATAACGATTATGTCGTTTGCAATAGGCATTGAAAATATGGGGCTAAATAAGCATCAAATTCGTAATAAAGAAAGCGATAGTGCCATACTGTCAACAATTTTAGAACAGCAAGAAGAGATTTTGAAACTCTTAAAGGAGAAGAAAAATGATTGAAGTCTTTAATGAGATAAGTAATCGAATGGTTCGTAATATTATGAAACACGAACAAATGGCAGATTATTTTGATTTTCTCAATTTACACGGCTTAAAGCGTTGGCACGAGTATCAATTCTTTGAAGAAAGCGCAGAGTTGCGCGGTATTCACAGATACGCAATCAATCATTGTAACAAAATGGTTCGTGATGACGATATAGAAACAGTAAGAGCAATACCGTCAGCGTGGTATAATTATACAAGATTGCAAGTTGACAATTCCACACGCAAACAAGCAGTGAAAGATGCTCTTGAAAAGTGGTATGACTGGGAAAAAGAAACCAAAGAACTGTATGAAGAGTTATTCAAACGCCTTACGGATAACAACAAGATTGCAGAGGCTGATAAAGTCAATGAGTTGATTTTAGATGTTGACGAAGAAATCAAAAGAGTTGCTCGTAAGATGCTTGAATATAAGTCAGTGGATTATGATATGGATTATATTATGTTCCAGCAAGACGAAATGCACGAAGAATACAGAAAGAAAACAAAAGAAATAGGTATAAATATCTGTTAAAAAATAGCATTGTTGCAAAAGTATCAAACATTGTCGTAAATGCGGCAATGTTTTTTTTTATTAAAATTAGTTAAAAATTATATGAAAATCATTTGACATTTAGTAACATATATGGTAGAATAAGATTATAAATAAACAACAAACAAAAGGAGCAAAAATGAAAAATCGTTTTGGAGCAAAAGTAAAAATGGCATCGTTTGAAAAAGCGAAGATGTTTTTTTACGATAAGTTTTTTGCAGAAGATGCAGAAAGATACGAGCAAGAAATTGAACATTTAAGAGAAAAGATTGATTATCTTAACGCACAATCGCAAATGAGTTACTATATGGGCTATAATGACGGCTACAATGGGGCTAAAAGCGACAAAAGCGATAAAGATACACAGAATATCATTGAAGAGATTTTGAGGTTTTAGGAGGCTTAAAATGGGCAAAACAGTGAAGTATAAAGAAATTTTCAAATTAAAGAAAATGCTTGAAAAAGAAAAAATACCGTTTGAATTTTTGAAATTTGACGTAATGTCTGGGTATCAAATTCGACTTAATGAGAATTGTGACGTTATTGAACGCATAGGTTCATATGGCGAAAAGCAAGACTTATTAGAGATTATGGGCGCAATGACCAAAGAAGAAATGATGTGCGATAGTGTACTTGGATATTTAACAGCAAAAGAAGTATTTAAGCGTTTTAAGTATTGTTATGAGAATAATACTAATATTTATAAGGAGCAAAAATGAAAGGTAACGAGTTGTTAGAAGATATTTACGAAAAGTTTAAGACAGGCGAATATGTAAAAATACCGTCAATGTGTCAAATCGGTGACCATAAATGGGTTGTGTATTTTTACGAAGACGGCATCATTCACGGTGGCATTTATTATACAGAAGAAAGAGCAAAAACAAGATTAGAAATCGAAAAAGGAGAGAAAAGAAAATGACAGCAAGTACGTATTTAACAGATACATTTAGAGAGTATTGGAATGACGAAAGCAACACAGATTATCTTGATGCGTTGGAAGATGCAATCAGTGAGATTAAAGAGTTAGGGTTTGAAGCCTACGCAAAACGTACCCTTGCGAAACTCAAAGAGTTGAGAAATGACTGCAAAGAAGACATTAAGAAAGAAGCGGAGTTTGAGGGAATTTGCCCTTATTGCGGAACAGACCTTGAATATAACGACAGAAGTGGAGAATACGAGTGCCACGAGTGCGGTTACAACGGCGGATATGTGCCTAACGAGGATAGGCTTGAAGATGATTAAGGTAGATTATGAAGACGAAAAGTAAGTGTAAGTTAATATTTGCATACATCAATGTAATGAGCCTTGCGTGTATTTTTGGTGTTGCAATTGAATACCTGTCAGGAAAAGGTTTTGCAAGAACGGCTTGTATCATTAGCACAACGATATGCTTGTTATCTAAATTTACAGAAAAACTGATAGAAGCAATTTTAACAGAAGTGGAGGAAGAAGAAAAATGAGGCAAATACTTTTTAGAGGTAAGAAAATAGACAACGGTGAATGGACTTATGGGTTCTATTTTGAACATTCTATTTATGGTCAAAAACATTCATATATCAAATATCAAACATTTGACGAAGGGTTTGTCACCGATGAGGTTGATGCCGAAACCGTTGGGCAGTTCACAGGTTTATGCGACAAGAACGGCAGAAAGATTTTTGAGGGTGATATTGTTAAAGTAACAATAGGTGTAAAAGGATACAGGACAACCTACGATAGTGTAAATTGCACAGTTGAATTTAGGTCGGATAACTGTGGAATTGCAGTATTTTATCCGTTTACAAATTCTAACATAATAGAAACCGAAGTAGTAGGCAATATATACGACAATAAGGAAGAAGAAGAATGAAACTACACGAGTTAAAAATTAAGGCAGAGTATGCAAATGCAAAGTTGAAAGGTATCAAGCCGTTTGAAATACGATTAAATGACCGTGATTATCAAGTGGGTGATATTATAAAATACACTTGCGTTGATAGTCCGTATGTGAATGATAAAATCAAAGACAAGTTGTATCATATCGTTTATGTCACAGATTATATGCAGATAAAAGATTATGTGGTCTTTTGTGATTTAGAGGTAGAGAGTGAAAAGAAAATATAATGATAACGGAATGGCAATAGCATCGTTAATTATGTTTGTGTTCATTTTGATTTTATGCTTATTGTTTAGAATATTATAATTATAATTAGAAGAAAGGAGAAAGAAAAAATGCAAAAAAGTATATTCCCGATTTTTGAAGACATAGAAAGAGGATATTGTATCAAAACGTCATATACGATAAAGTCAAAAGACGGAGAAGTTGTGGCTGTGGAAAAGCTAACACAGAATGTATTGTTATATGACGAAAACGTTAAT